ACGGAAGGGGGGAGGAAGGCTTGAGAACCCCTCCCCTATGCGAAAAAGAGCCGGGGGACAGCTTTTTAGTCGTCCGACAGCCCTTTTTCGCTTGAATCATGCACAATTTTGACGTATGGCTGACCATTTGGGTCAGGAACATGCTTAATTATGCTGTCAATCGCCTCATTTCGAATCGCTTGATTCGTTTCATCTGACAAAAGATCCGATTCTAACGACATTCTGGCCAAAAGACCGGCTGTATTGTAATTGTGATGCAACGCATCATACACAAACCAATCCCAAGCTTGAAATATAGGGTCGAACGGATTGTCTTTTGTCGTTAATCCATATACTTTCATCCCAATTCTCCACTGTTAACGTTAATGACAGTCGAAACAGAGACACCAGCGGCTGCTGCAATGTCTGCATAAGTAACGTTAGGACGAGCCAACATGCTCTTAATCTTAGAAATCTTTGCAGAAGAGATCGAATTAGCTCGTGGCATTGCGCGTTGTCTAAGCTCTTTTGGATCAGTATTATCCAAAATTGTTCTTAAAGTTGTCGATGAAACTGCTCCAGCTTGAATCGCTTCCCATTCTTTGTCTGTAATCTTAATGTTTCGATCACTTCTCTTTATTGAACCAACTTCAGCACGTGCTCTAGTCATTGCTTTAGCCTTAATCTTACGTTTCTCTTCTGATGTAAGACTGTGCGTAGCTGCATCCATCTGTGCATTGATTATGCTGGTAGCAATAACAAGGGCTTTACGCTCTTTTGGTCTGTTTTTAATGGCGTCTCCAAGTTTTGCGTTCAACGATTTAACTTCAGCATCGTAAACTTGTTTTGCAGTAGACTTAAAAACACGGCTATTCGTAGCGAGATACTCTTTTCTGGCTGTATTGGCCATAGCCTTACACCCATTGGCATAGTCTGCATACAACAAAGCGTTTTGTGTTGGTGCATGAGTAGAGTCACTATAGATAAGTTGATGTGCATCATCAACTAAGTCCATTTGTGCAACTTTTTCTTTAACGTAATTGTACTTTGCTTTAACAACGTTACCATTTTTGTCTCGTCTGTACCAAACATCGCCAATTTGTGGGTTTGAAGGTCTTTGCTGTACAATTTTTCCTTCGCTTTCGAGTTTAGCTATAGTTTTTTCACTTTTTTCAATGTCTGAATAAGCCCATTCTTTTTGTCCTGAATCTTTGTAGATCTTTTTGCCTGTTTCCGGATCAATATGATAATATTGGCTTCTCTTATTGATCTCTATTTCATTAGTAGCTCTTGAAAATATAGTGGCTGCACCTTTGTCTGTCAAAGAACCATCCAATCTGTAGTGCAATTGATACTTCTCTTTAATTGCATCAATATGATTATCTATTGCGGAAGCCTGATAATCCAACTTATGTTTAGCAGCATCAATAACTGTCTGCGAATGGCGTACCAAATGTGCCAAATCAAGACCATCTTCAGATTCAGCAGGGCACCCAGCTGCGGTTGCATCTGTAATTAGGTTTGTAATCTTGCCCATTTGAATCTGAGTATTCTTTTTGGTCATAATCTTGCAAGGTGTTCCAGTTTTTGCATTAATATAAGTTCCGTCTGCCTGCTTTATTGTGCCGTATTCCTCTTTTGCGTCATATCCAATTAAGGATTGAAGGGGTTTACTGTGTTTAATATCGCTGCCCTTGCTCATGGGGATAACAACCACGGTATCGCCGTCAGTATCGGCCCCAGAAAGCTGATCCAGGACGGTCTTATTGACAGCAACACAGTCCTTAGGTATGTTCTTTCCGTCAGGTGTGGTGGTCATTTTGACACCGTCTTGGTCCTTGTGCGTAACTTTAAGGACGGGAATCTCAAATATACCCCCATGGGGGTACCTTACGAGAGCCACGGTGGACCCTTCTGGATAGTTGGGGGCGTACACTTGATTGTCAGATATAGTGGTCGAAGGCAGGAGGACCTGGTACTTCTGTCCGGGTAGGGCCACCGCTTTCAACTCCCTGGCAGCTGTGTCACACTCGTCCGCAAACTTTTCCAGGTAGTACTTCTTGATAACCGGATTTGTCAAGCTGCAAATCTCTTCATAGTCCGCCTGCATCTTAGCAGTGGTAGCATCCAACTGTTTCTTGACTAATATAGGATCCTGTTTGGACAAGAACTGAGACGGCAGAGCATTGTTCCAGTCTTCCCAGTCACCTTCCTCTGCTCTCTTGCAAATATAGGATAGCTTTTCCTCTCCGGTCACAGGATCCGTGTACCAACGCTGACCTGCAGCACCTTCTTTGATCGCAGAACCAAATGGATTGTTCTTATCGACAGGATTGTCAGGCCCTACATCGTCCCCGTTAACGCCCTTCATCGTCTTCAGGACCTTTTCTATCGGTGTACCCACATGTTTGTTCGTATTAAACCTTACATCGACTCCTGGAGGCAAATCATCGCTGTAAACAGCCATCCCTTTCAAATATAAGTTGTCATCTACACGGATTCGAACCTGAGAATAGACATCAGCACCAAGTGAAAGCTCTTCGACACCACGTCGAAGCTCAATCAGGCCATCTTTTAATATACCGCCTTCCTCGTTGTAACAAATTTGAAGCCGCGATGAATCTAATGCATCCGGATAAGTCCATTTGTGGAATGTCTGACCATTATCTTCAGAGTGGTAATCCTTTACCGTGCCTATTTGGTCATTCTTAATCGCTTCATAGATAGCAGCACGCTTCTCATTAGTGGTCAAAGAAGGATCATCTTTACCTAATATAACGAACGTAGTCTCAAAACCCTTAGGATTCGTAGGCTGTTTAACTTTAATGTCTGTGAAGACGTTGTATCCTTCAAGTCTAAGAATCTCAATGGCCTGTGCTTTGATATGTTCGCTAATACCAAGCTCGATTTCAGTGCCAGAACCGATGTCCAAATATAAGTTGGTCTCCATCAGTTCTTTTAATTTGTCAGCTGTAGCGCGCGCTCTGTTCTTATTCAGTTCGGCTTGTGTGTCAAGAAGCTTCCGAACCGAGGTGTCTTGAGGTTTACCGTTAGCAGTGATCATTCCCATAGCTCTTGCAGTTTCAGAAGCATTCTGATAGCAAGGATTCTTGATCTTATTGCCGTCTGAATCTAAAATATAATTCCCGTTTTCATCGACCTGGAACTCGTTATCGTACAGGCGTCTGATTTTGAGAATCTTCTGTCGTCTTACTTCACCTTTGGCAACCTGTACAATAGCGTTCATTCGTTCTGTGCCAATGTCACCCCAACCCATATGTGTGAAGATCTCAGACTGCGACAACCCCTGCTTCTTCAACTCGTTGTATTCTGCAAGAAAGCGATCCGCGTAAAACCTCGGTCCATGTTGATAAGGGTTTTCACCAGACCCCCAAGGATAACGACCTGAATGACCACCTCGATCATGGCCTCGACCCTCGTGGGCGATGTAATCAAGACCATTTTCAAAATATAAGCTGAATTCGTCCACTTAGATTTCCTCCATATTCAAGTATTTCCGTATGAGCTCACTTCTCTTGACAATCAGGTCCATAATCGGAAGGATGTCAGAAGCATCAGGAGTCCAAACATTGACTTCGTTGTTCTGGTAGATCCTGGTTTCCATACGAATGTTGCCCGGTTTGTGGTTGTACTCTAAACAAAAGAGAGCTGCATAGATGTAAAGCTGCTCAATCTTGGCTGGAGCCTTTCCTGTCTTCAGGTCATGAATCCTTAACATGTTTTTACGGAACGAAATTGCATCCGCTGTCCCATAAGCCCAGTCTGAAAAATATAAGACCTGCTCAGGCTGCATACGATACTTAATCGCGTCGTTTACATAAGTCTCGTAAGTACGTCCATTTGCAGGTCTCATAATTCCGAATTCTTCACCAAGTAAGATGTCCTGTGCAGCATAGGCGTGTAGTCGCGTCCCTCGCTTAGCTGCTTCGAAATTGTCGACTCTTTCAAGGAATTTTTCGTCATTGTCAAACAACCAGTAAGGTTGACTTGCTGACATGACAGCATGAGTTCCTTTAAGAGTTGAGTGTTCGTTCCAAATCATTGATTACGTCCTCCTTATTCTCTGGATAGATGAAGCTTGCGTAAGACATCTCATTCATCTTTCCAACGTAAAACTCTTGATTCGGTCGTGGGTGGTTTCGTTCTTTTGCACTTTTCTTACATTCAAGACCTGCCCAACGATTCTTATACAAGACAAGTAAGTCAGGAACACCCTGAATATAAGTCGGGTCATTCTTAAGAACGAGACAACCAGGAAACCGTTCCTTAATCTCCTTAATCAACCTGGCTTGAAACTCACTTTCTTTCATAATGACCTCCGTTTTGTCTAAAAACATGAGGAAGATGTTAAAATGTTTTTATCCCCCCATAATAGGACCCAAAAAAAATGCGAATCGACAAATATAGGGTAAAGTGTTACAATCTGTCCAGATACCATTTTGACAAAAAACAAGAGGAGGACAAAGTAATGGTCTGCAGAGTATGCCGCAAAGAGTTTAACTATGAAGACGCCGTTGAGTTCTATGCTTCCGTAAACGAGTTATCTTACGAAAGAGCAGAATACTTCTACAACAGAGAAAGCCCGATCTGCGAAGATTGTCAAAGAGAAGAATATAACGAAGGTCTAAGCGCATGGAACAGCTTCCCTGAGCATCTGCGCAACGAAATCATGGAAGATTGACTTCTGTGCATTTGCACACTTTTTCAAATTTTTTCAAAAAAATTCGGGTACAAATTCTTTTTAATTTTTTTTTTTTTTTTTTT